CATTTTCCAGCTTCATTGTACGTCTTTTCACAATAGAATTCAAGTTATCTCTTGCGTCTGCGCCGAAAAACTTAAGAGTGTCGCTATCGTCTTTAGCGTTAGCCGCTGCCACTTCCGCCCGATGCGTTTTCATGGCATTTGCCGTTTTTAACGTTGCGTCATCCGTGAAATAGACGCGCATCCGCTCCGGTTGCTCCGGGAGCCCAGCTTCCGCGCTGAACGCCTTGTATTTAGCGTTTAACCGCCGTAGCCGTATGTTTGCCGCAGTCTCATCTTCATGCAATCCTGCGGCCTTGTAGGCGGCTTTTTCGCGCTTTAGCTTTCTAACGGTCCGCTCAATGCGGCGTTGCATCTGGGTTGCCTCGTATGCCGTGTAATCCTTGCCATCAAATGTGCATCCATGGCCGTCATCGATGTGTTCCAACTGTTCATCCGTGTAAGTGCGCTCGGACACGCCCTCAACCCATGGGAACCGCCTGTGGCGGCAGTTGGCCCCTTCCAGGCCGTCAACAGCGCCAAGGCCGCAAACGTCATAAATGCTCGGGTAAATGTCCCCAGTACGGACGCTGTAAACGTGGCCTTGCCAATCCTTATGCGATGACCATGGTGACGGTCCCGGCTTATCTCGTGCGCCAACATGGGCCGAAACTTCAAAATATGGTGTATCCAGATATTCTGCGGATTGCTCCGTATACTTGGCGCAGATTTGAGATACGCCGGTCATTACGGCTCTTCGCACGGCAGCATCGACATGATCCCGATGACCACTTTCGTAATCAACCACTTTTAGACCGCTGTCCGCAAGTTCCTTCACAGCCGTTTTAATCGCCTGATTGTAGTTGATTGCGCCGCTTTGCACCTGCAACGCTGCGCTATCAAGTGCCCATTGGTACGCTTTGGCAGGTGGGAGCATTGTACGCCCAGCGTCCACCAGGAAGCCCATGGATGCGGTCAGATTGTGGAATGTATCAAGTGTCTGCGTCCTGATCGCCGCCACTTCCGCAGCGTCAACCAGTGTCTCAGGCTGGGTGATATGCGCAAGGTCAATCATATCGGTGTAATACTGTTGGTTCCTTGCGACCACATCGCCCAGCAGCTTGTCCAGCTTAGTTTTGCTGATGCCGGAAGTCTCGCGGATTGTTTTCTTGATTTCCTTTAGGTCGATGCCGTGAGACCGCAGTGCCCGGATGTCCTGCACCGTTACCTCGTTTAACTCATCCCGCAGTTTCAGCCGGGAGCATATCTCCGCCAGTAAGGTATCTTCAAGGCCGCGAAACAGCTCAGCCAGCTCTTCGGGGAGCGCATCCAGTAGCTCAGGAGTAAAAGGATAATTTTTCATGACTTTTTCATGACTTTTTCTTCCACTTAAAAGAATACCTAACGCCAGCAGCCTTTGCAAACTTGGCGTATGCGTTATTTGTCGCTTCCGTTTGTGCTCTTCTGCTTGCTTCTCTGGCTTCCTGCACGCTTTTATACTTTCCCGCCTTATAATCGGCCGATACCTTACTTGCCGCTTCCCTTACGGCGCGGCGCACGGCGTTGTGATTATATGCGAGTGTTTCATAAAATCCCTTGTTGTGAGGTCCTGATAATGTAAACGTTGCATCCCGGCTTTCAATTATGATTGCTTTTGCTCCTGATTTTTGCCACGTTTCAATATCTTTCAGGGACGGGACAGGGAGAACACCCTCCGGGTGGTTGTGTAAAACAATATTCCCTTTATAGTCGGCATCTCCGTATCCCGTATGTTGAGCTGTTCCTTGCTCCTTATAGAGCAAATCGCCCGATGGAGAGAAAATGAAAAGCTGTTCTTTTTTAAGGTTGGCAATTTTCGATCGGGTAGCATTTATTGATGCAAAACCAAAGCTCCCGCTTCCGCCCCTTCCGCCCATTTCGCTTTCCTCCGTTTCACAATATCGTCGTAATGCGGTTTTACCCGTATCACGTTCCAGTCACATTCTTCCGGCACTTTGCCGTAAAATATCACCCATTCCGGGGATAGCCGTTTCATCATTTCTTCGTAGCCGCGCAGAAACAGGCGTTTGCTTTCCTTGTTTTGCTGTGTGCCTACCGAGCTGACAGCCACCACACCGCCGACAGGCTCACCGTCAAAGCACCAATCATAGCTATGCTCGTCGCTCCATGAAATCGTTGGATAAACCGTCATGCCGTGCATTTGCCAGTATGCCGCCAACCAATGCTTGCGGTAATGGTTGTATATCTGCATCGCCAGCGGCATATCCGTGTATGTGGAGAAGTCCGGCGCACACACCGCCGCAAACTGCAACAGTTTCGGAATGTACTTGTCCGGCGTGTTCCAATATCGAATGAATTGGTAATCGTCCACAAAGAAATGAACGATTTTGCTTGCCTGGTCTTTTGCTGTGTAATGGTAATTCACAGGGATAAATTCGCCATGCGGATATGCCTTGACCGGCTCGATCTGCGGAATGTCGTACTTTCCAACGCCGGGGAATGTGAACTTGTCGAGATTTTCAAAGTTAATCATACCGGACGCCATGTACCGCTGCGCTTGTTAGTTCTGCGGTATTTCTTGCCGTTTACCGTAACTTCCAACGCGCCGGACTTTTGCGCTGTTACAAAGGCATTGGAAAACGCCTTGTTTTCTGCTGCTTTGCGTTTTTTACTGGACTGGTCACGCAATTTCCGCATGTAGCTATCCATTTCACCGCGCGCTCTTGCAGCTCTGTCTGCGGCGCTTCCTGTTTTCTGCGCCGTTGTCAGGCGCGCAGGCCCGCTTGCATAAGGATTGACTGCTCCTGCCGCCGTTTTTAGTGCCGTTGTTGCGAGAGTTGCCATCTGCTTTACGGCGTCTTTCTTTTCAGCGTCCGACAGCTCAAGCCCATTGATTTCAGCAGCGTTGCGCTCAAATGTGCGCCTGATAATATCGCCCATATCAGTGACAGACGCAGCGTTTGCTCGGTTAATATCCTGCTGTGACAAAAACCGCGCAAGGCTCATACCGCGCCCACGCCCAAATTCTCCGGCTCCAATGCCGCCACCAGCTCCGCCTCTGCCGCCCATTACTCTACCTCCTGTTGTCCTTCGGTTGTCATGTCCTGCATCTTCGGCAGCGCCGCCTTTGCGGTCGCCTCGTCCTCGTTCATGTATTTTGCCCGGAATTCCCAGGCGTTCATAATTCCTGCGTTGAGCATTTGCAGGTCGCGGGCAAATTCGCTCTGCTTGTCCTCAATAATGGAATCATCAAAATCAATGCTGATTTCAACATTTTCATCAAGCCCTGCGCCCAACGCCTTATTACCAAGCCGCAGAAGAACCCTGCAAAGCTCAACCAGAACACTTTCCAAAATGACTTCATGCTTTTTGATCGTGCGGAACATGGTACTATTCTCGCTGATTACCTGCGTGGCCGTTGCCATGCTGCCGCCATCGAATCGATAATAGGTTTCACCGAACCCACATTTGCTGGAAAGCATATTGAGTTGGTCTTGCAGGCCGACATTCAGCGCAGCCGTCCGAAGTTCCGGTGCAACGGTCTCAACGACGCTCCCCTGCTGTGTATCTTCCGGGAGAAGGTAAAACCGCCTGTCATTGTCATCCAGTGTCGGTTCACCGTCTTCATACTTTGTCGCTGGCATTTTGACCATCATCATCATGGGGCCGTTTTCAAACTCATTGACGTAGCAGTCGTACGCAGTATCAACGCCGCGAAGAACATCAATGGAATTTGCAAAAACGGAAATGCCAACAGGCAAAAGATAATTGAAGTTGTTTGCAATGTTCGGCTTGTCAATTACAAACTGCCGTTTATTGCTTCCGGTGTATACCACAGGGGGAATATGCTCAAACCCGGAAACATTCTTCAAATCTTCATCGGACAACTGTTCGTTCTGGTATCGGTAAATTCGGTTTTCGATTACATACGTCCCATCATTCGCTCTGCGGTGGATTTGGAAATACACATAATCCTTTCCGTCTCGCGTAACCCTGGAAGTAAAAGCGCAATCATAAATAAAACCGTTCTGCCATGCAAGTGGGTAAATGTCATGCATCGTGGCATAATCAATCGCAATGCTGGACGCGTCACCGGGGATAATCTCACCGGAATCCGTCACGCCCTGCCCAGTCACGCGGGGGATATACGCCACAGTCCCCAGTGCAGATTTCATCTCTTGCATCTCATTAGCTTTGACGGTGAAATTGTTTTCCGCCAAAACACGATCGATGAAATCCTGTTCCTTTTTCCCCTCAAGCGTGATTTTGACTTTTTCGTTCATGAGCAGGTTCGCCCAGTCCTCGCAGACCTTTTTCCCCATGCTGAGCGTTGCTCTATTGTGTTTAGTCCACTTGTGGCCGTTATATCTGCGGTACTGGTGGAATCCCTTCACTTTACCAACGTACCACGATTCCCACAGATCAACTTGCCCATAAAACTCTTCAGAGATCGTTGTATAGCCAAGCTCTTTTAACTTTTGGATAACTGCACTGCTCATGCAATAACTCCCATTCTGCGGCTGACAGGCTCCAACGCATACCGGGTCGCGTCAATCAGGTGGTTGTTCGCGTCTGGGTATCCGCTGATAATGTCACCGTCTTTGTTTCGTTCGTATTCGTATCCAACAAATTCATCGTAAGCGTGCGGTGTGCGTCGCCTATCAATAACAATCGTTCTCCGCTGCAAAAACTTCATGCCATATTCCACAGAACCGGGGCCTTTGACCGCTTCATACGCAGGTAGCCCCATTGCGCGGAGATCAGCAACGCTCTTCGGCTCGGCGCTGTCGCAGATTGTCCTAATGTTGTTATATCCGCGCTGCTTAATCATGGTCGCGCTTTGCTCGTTGGATAATTTGTTTTGATAAATCTCGTCCAACAGATATATCGTCTCTCTCGCCCGATCATAATGCAGCCGGATAAAAGCAAACGGGTCTGGGAACCAGCCGAAGTCCACCCCCTGATAGATGCGGTCGAAACTCTTGACTTCTTCATCGGTAATCTCCCGCAGTTCCAGCTTGTCAAACACATTTCCGCCGGTCCCTACCGGTATACCGAGATATTCGTGCTGATATGCTCGCTCGTCCGTCTCTTTCAGGTGTTCCGCTTCTGCAAGAAACTGTTCTCCCAACCACTCCGGCGGTGCTTGCAGATACGTAGACTTATGACACAAGCGATCAGCCCGTTCCTCCAAGCTGTCCTTGTTCGCCCAGTTGTCACGCGAGATAGGTGGGTTATAGCTTTCAAAATTCCAGAACATTGAGCCACCGCGCATGGTGGACTGTAAAATAGTTCGGATTTCCGCACGTCCGGCAAACTGATCTTTTTCTTCAAAGTGCGTCACGGCGATATAGCCAAACGGGACTTTGATAGACTTGATCTTCATCGGGTCATCAGCGCCGCGAAACATGATCTTCTGGCCTGTCGGCTTATAGATCAGCTCCATCGGGGATACTTTCGCTTCCCAATACGCCGCCATGTCCAGCTCGCCGATTGCCCAGATATACTGTGCATAAACGCTATCGCGGATCGTGTTTGCTACCTTGCGCAGCACAAGCGCATGCGTGCCCTGGTTGCCAACCAGCAGAAGCGGAACGATAATTGATACTGTGGAGGATTTCAGCGAGCCGCGCCCGCCGCTAAAATCATAGTGCGTGTGACCATGATGGAAAATGTCATGCGCAATGTCATAAAACGCAGGGCCGATTTTCTCGGACAGGAAAATATCAGACATCGATAATCACCTTAACGACGGAATCGGTGCTGGAATTGTCTTGCTTATCAAACACGCCTGTATGCTTTGCAAGCATCTCAAGGGCCTTTAGCTTGTTCGCATATTTCAGGTCGCTTTCCGTGCAATCAGACGCAGGTTTTTCTGCGATTTCTTTGAGCTTTTCAATCACATAATCCTGCGTTACTTCCGTCCGTTTCTGCCTTTCCTCCTTTGCTTTTTGAATAGCAGCCGAAACGTTACTATTCGTAACCAACTGCCTACCTTTCTCGGCGTTCTTATACCCTGCTCTTGCGGCTGCCTGAGTGGCATTTAAATCCACAAGATATTCTTGCACAAATCGTTCTTGCTTTGCTGTTAATGCCACTCATCACCACCTCGCCGTTTTACTTGCTTATCGTCAACCTTTGTGAGCCATAATCTTCATGCGGCGCTCGTTGAGCTTTGCTCTTTGCTTACCAGCCTCGCGGCGATTGGCAAACATTAAATTACGGCGTTCTTTACGACCTGGATTCTTCTTCATGGTAATTCCTCCTAAATTTTTTGCTACCAGCCCCCGCCCCTTGGCCTTACATAGCAGACTTTACCCGCCCCGAAGGGCATACACATCTTGCGTATCCGGATCTTCCCGAGCCAAACATGGTGCGCAAGATCTTTTTTATCGGTTCCCGGCTGCGCTGTGTCTTCCTACCAGCCATCAGGAACTTGGCAATTATACCAGCCGCCTGATACTTAGCTTTTTACGCTTCCTCGCCCGCTGGCCGGGATGGTACGGCATTGCAGTCCTGCCCTGCTTTAGCGCTTCGGGGAAAGTCCCCGTCACTCGCTGTGGTCTCCCCTTACGGGGCACCTATGCCGCATATTGGCCGTCTTGCCGCTTAAATTATCACATCACCGATTGCTACTTTACATACGCAGCACCATTACGCTGAGGCGGTTCCCTCCCACGGTGCAGTTTTCAGCGGCCATTTTCATTTCCATGTGAGCCACGACGAACGGTCTCACATTGTCCGGGCGCTACCTGGCATCTGGTGCAGACGGCTGGACTTGAATCAGCGCATACCTCCTGGTGTGGTGCTCTACCAACTGAGCTACGTCTGCATACCCCCGGCATCCGCCGGGGTCAGGAGGAAAGAAAGGATGGAAAGAATGAGGATACGGATATAACCCCGCACCCTCATTCTGACACATATTTTTCTTCGCTTGCCCCGAATTGGGGGCAAAGACCAATTTTTTTTGCGATACTATAAAGGTTTACTCTCTCGTTCGCCCTCGTCCCATGCAAGCTCATCCAAGCTGACGTGGTAATGATTCGCTATCAGCTTCAACTGGCTGAGAGCCGGTTCGTTCTCCCCGGTTTCGTACTTCCGCAGCGTATCATGCCCAATCCCAATCAGCTCCGCTTTCACTCTCATGCTTTTAGCAGGCCGCTCAGATTCCCTTAACTTCCGCAGCCGTTCCGGGAATGTACTCACATAACCACCTCACATAGCCCGAACCACCTGTCCAAGTTTCATGATTCCTCCATTTCCAGCAGCATCACCAAGTCCCAGAACTTCCGCGCATCCAGCCCTGTTTCCGTCTTGATCTTGCCCAGCCGATAGATCACACTGTTATGATGGATGTCCATCTCCTTTGCGGTTTTCACGCAATTCATATCATTCTTCGCATAGATGCGCAGGAGCGATATATCTTCCTTCTGCATAGTTACCTCCCATAACGGATCTTTTTCAAATCCTTGTATCTGTCCGGGAATGGGATCAGCTTCGCCTTGTCCCGGATAATCTCCGCCAGCACCCGGTCCATGTGCTCCTGCCGGACGTCTGCCTCCGGGTTCCGGCAGTCCAGCGCCGGTTTGTACTCGCGCTGAACGGCAACCCAGTTATGGGTAATCCGCATGATCCGGTCATAGCCCCAGCCCTCCGTCTGGTGGAGGGCCATCTGAAGCGTATCCATGGCGAATTGCATCGCCATCGCCGCCCCGGCGTTGAAGGTGGCGTCCAGCTCCGCCTCCCGCCGCTGCAAATAAGCGGATTGTTTAGCCATCCGCGCCGTCCTTTCTCTCGCCGTCCATCTTGGCCCCGCAGTGGGGGCAGTATTTCCCATACATGACCTTATACTTGTGAGCCGTTGTCTTTCCGCAATGGCTACACATCCACGGAACGTTATCGCCATCACCACAGACTACCCATTCGGCATGCCGCACCGGGGCCACGTCGGCAGCAGGGGCCTCTTCAACACCCCGCAGCACTTTGGCAGCCAGCAAGTACGGGATTTCCTGTGGGGACTCCGAGAACACATCTCTGTTGTAAATAGCGCCGTGATAGCGCCTTGTGTTCTCGATTGCCCTCGCACCGGCGTTCATGGCAAGCACAAGTTCTTCCGTGCGCTCGATGTATTCAGCCATTGTCAAAAATCCCCTCCCATACTTCTTCATAACCAGTCTTTTCGTAATCGATTTTCAGACGCTTTTCGCGGATCATGGCGTTCAGCGACCTGACACACGGGCGTCCATATGAATTATCCTCACAATAGTCACACATACTGCCGAATCCACAGCACCCAAAAGAGCTACCACCATCTGCACTGTGCCGGTTGCTCCATCTCTGGAAACCATTTTCCCACTTCCGTTTAGCTTTACCTGTGTTGTTACTTGATTGTTTCTCCGATGTGTCATATAACTGCATTTGGTCAGCCATGGTCAGCTCTCCTCCACATAGCACCAGCTCTGGGGCGGGCACTTGATGCCATAGGGCGCTGCGCCGAATCTCGTATTGCGTAATCCGGTAAACTCGCTCAATTCTTTCGGCGCATCATAAATGCGCAGGTCGGAGATGTGCCAGCCGTAGCAGTGGCCTCTCATGCTGTCTCCGACATAGCTGAATAGTTCTTCGTCCGTCATGCCGGTTCCGTCCAGCGCTTCTAAATTGCCGCCCGTAACCTCTCTTGTAATGGCATCCGGCACATAGTCCCACCATGCGTCTATGATTTGGTCGCAGGTAAACTCCCCGATAACCTTGCCATTCCCCAAGAAGCCTCCGACCGGAATTGCCGTTTCCGCGTTCATGCAGGCGATCAGGTTTGTGCCTGTCTGATTCTGCATAAACGCAAGGTGCTTGTCTCTTGTGCAGTAGATGTAGCATTTGAACAGCATTTCCAGCTTCGGGCGCGTCTTTCTGACTTCGATGGTTTTTTCGCCATTGGCGATCTTCTCCACCCACTTGGGGCGGATGCTCAACATAACAGCTTTACTCATGCTTTCTTCGCCCCCAATGCTTTCTCCGCCTCTTCGCTTACCACAGTAATTCTCCCCTGTTTTACCAGATCACAGAATACATTGTAATCCATGTGAAACACAATTCCGCAACTGCTGCAATAGCGAATTGCAATCTCTACATCCTTCATAAGTCGCGGACTGTCGATGTTTTCCTTGCATAGCAAAGTGCGACCACTGGTAAATGGCAGCACCACCAGCCGGCCATCTCTGTCGGCCTTGACCAGCTGGCGGAACCTGTCCAGTGCCTCACTGGCTTTTTGGTTTCCAATTAAATCCTGAAAAAACACCACAAAAGATTGAAACGCTTCTGGCGTCATGCCCGTGTCTAAATACTGACGCAGCAGCGGGCAGTGCGCCGCCTGGACCGCCGTGCAGAACCCGCCGACCGCAGTACAGTTCCCGTTATCCTCATGCCTAAAGCGGCAACGCAGGCAATTAACATTTCCCATTATTTCTACACCTCCTTCACCTCAACTGTGCAAATCGTGTCATTTCGGGTCCCGCCATGAGGCACCAGCAAAATGCGCTGCATGGTAAACCCACGCTTTGCCCCCAACCCCATAGAGCTCCAGCCAAAGCAGATGACCTTTCCTCCCGGTCTCAGGATACGAGCCGCCTCGTTCTTTGTCTCGCTCCAAAAGGTCGTTCGCCCGTCCCATTTCAAGCCCCCCTGTATGCCGTCGTAGCACTCTTTCACCTGTCGCTGAGAATACGGCGGGTCATACAGCACACCGTCCACAGAGTTATCTGCAAAGGTTTTAAGGAACGCCAGCGCGTCCATGTGGTAATTCGTGGGCCGCTCCGGATTCAGGTCGTTGGTAATCGTGGCCGGTGATTTCACCCCCGCGAACGGGTCAACCCAAACACCCTTGCCCATCTCCTCCCGCAGCAGCCGGTCAATGGGCTTGATGGCAAACGTCCATTTGTTGGGCATCGCCCAAATCCGCTCCATACGCATCACTCCACCTCCTTCGTCGGCTTCGGCATCTGCCTCGGCTCAAAGCGCCACTTTCTGGCGTCATCGCCGATTTTCTGATAAAGCCGTGCCATGGCCAGCATCGGCGTATCTTCGCAAATGTCGAACTGGAAACACTTTTTTTGGCAATTCCAGATCCCCCACTTGATTCCGGAAATCCCGCGCTGATATGTCTCACGCCTCATGGCGCATCTCCCTCCACCGACATCCATCACAGGCCCCATCATGGGCCAGCGTGTAATTTCCGCATTTCAGGCACAGTTCGTTCCGCAGTGCGTCAATCTCTTTCGCCTGCGCTTCAATCCGGTCGGCTGCGGCAAGCCCCACGGCGTCAACATCGCAGGAGGGCCACTCCGTCAAATTGACTTTTCCCGCCAGATTTTCTGGGACCGGCTCAGTCTTGTAAAACGGGCATTTCTTGCAGTCGCCCATTGGCCCGCCTGCTGTTGAAACGCATCTCAAGGCATTTACGAGTTCTTGATCTCTCAAAATGGTAGCTCTCCTTCCTCATCCTCCGCGAGCCAGAATGCCTTTCTACACTCAGAGCAAGTTTGCGCAGCGCAGTTAATGCCTGTATCTGAGAACACTTCCATCGGGCAAGCATGGAGGTACCCGTCTATTGTAATTCGCGCGCCGGGGTAATGCTTCAAGAACTCGCTCTGGCGGGTTTTGATGGGGTGATCCTTTGCCCATTCCTCAACTTCGGCCACAACTTCCTCTGGTGAATCCGTCTTTTGGCCAGTGCATGGATAAATGAAACGATTCTTTGGCACTCCCTGTTCATTCATGCGTCTTAACTGCTTAACAAATTCAATGGCATCCATCATTCTGCCTCCTTGATTTCCACGCGGATCGTATCTCCGCTCCAAAATTTGTGTTCCACGGCACGGAACCACTCAGGGTTGTCATCCGGCAGTATGTAGCCCTTCATCGCATCCACAAAGGCTTTTCCCAACGCGCCGTGATTGTCAACGTCCAGATTGTCATTCCAGAAAAATGTCACCTTGACGGGATGATTTACCAGACGTTTTGTAATTCCTGCTTTGCGCATCGCCCAGTGGGCCAGCTCGTGCAGCTCTTCCGCGTCCTTTTTCCGCTGTGACCAGTGCTTACCGGCGTAATACGCATTTAGGCCAAACCGCTTGTTCCACGCCGCTTTACCGCGCTTTGTTGCCGGATAGGGGATCTCAAATGCAATCACCGCTTCTCCTCCTTGCCATCGGTAATGACGCTGACCACCCGGACGCGGCCCAGAGGCTCCAATAGCATAGCTACCGCCTCCTTCGTTCCCTGCGTATCCTCGCCGTAAATATCAACTACGATCCGCATCATTTCCCAGATCACCATCCAATTCCAGGTACGGCTGGAAAGAGCGCATTTTTTTACCGCACCTTGCGCACTTGTAGTTATACATGGCATCGCAGCCGCCTGTTCCATCGTAGTTGTAATCAACGCCGGTGCGTTTCCAGTCATGCTGCTCGCATGGGCAAAGCCGCTCTTCCAGCTCTGCCACGCGATAACTCAGCCGGACTATTTCTGCTTTCAAGTGCTTATTTCCAAACATTTTTCAATCATCCCCTCCTGAATTTTGGGCAGGCACGGACGCTGAAAGATTTCTCTACAAACTTCCCGCTGACCGTCCGTGTTGTGGGTATCGCATCCCAACCCGGAACCGGCTCAAACCGCAACGACCACTCGCAGTCGCCGTATACATTGGCGCAGTCCCAACAGAGCTGCTGAGAATGGTACATCACCTCCGGCGTCCTTGCCGCCTTCCATCTCCGGCATGGGCGCATCAGCTCGGCCAGCTTAAAATCTCCCGCCATCACACATACCCCCAAGCGTCCTCGCATTTGCAAGGGCCTTTTGCGCCCTTGCGGCCACCGCGATCCTGTTCTTTCGCCAGCCAGCGGGTAATGAATCCGCGTACACCACACGCCGTTTTCCGCTTCGCCGGGTTATTCATGCACCATTCCCGCATCTCCCGCAACTGCTGTATCACGTCAACAGCAGGGTACACGCCCGCCCATTCCTGGCATTGCTCCTGCGACACCGGATATTCAGTGCCGTCATTGAGGGGGATGGAAACCACCGGCGGGGATGCCGTTTGCGGCTCGCCGCTTACTTCTTCTGGATTCTGGATTCTGGATTCTGGATTGGATTACGGGCGCATTTGCTTTCATCTGCTTGCAATTGATTGCAATTGATTTCAGATGTAATCAATCCGTCAGCAGGTGCCGGGAATTTGCTTACTTTGTTCCTCACCGTCTGGTGTTCGCTCCAGTTTGGAAAACATAGGTACGGTTCTCCGTCAACTTCATAGAGGATCACAGAGCCTATGGTCGCCAATTCTGCAAGCGTCTTACTGATCGTTCCCTCAGTCACACCTTTTCTGCGGGGGAATACAAAGCCTTTGAGCAATTCCGGGTCTGCGCTGCCGCGCCCATAATCATCAACGTAGGTAATCAGGTACGCCCACAATCGGAACTGAAAGTCCGACATTGCGTTGATGCTTTTGCTCGTCCTGATGCTATCCTTGATGATCCTGTTCGGCATTCACCCACCGCCTTAGAACGGGAGGTCCCCATCGTCCTCGATCTCGCTGAAACCGCCCTGCGGTTCGCTCTGCGCCACGTCCCCGCCGTCCCGCTTGGAATCGCCAAAGTACACGCTGTCAGCCACGATTTCGGCGGTGCGGCGCTTGTTGCCGTCCTTGTCGGTCCAGTCCCGCAGCTGCAGACGGCCCTCCACCACGGCCATGCGGCCCTTAGAGAAGTACTTGCTTACAAATTCGGCGGTGTTGCGCCATGCTACCACGTCAATGAAATCCGTTTCCTTCTCGCCGGACTGGGACTTAAAATCCCGATCAACCGCCACGGTGAAGGATGCCACCGCCGTGCCGCTGTTGGTGCGGCGCAGTTCAGGGTCACGGGTCAGACGGCCCATCACAATAATTCTGTTCAGCATGAAATAGCTCCCTTTCTGTAAATCATGTCCTCCCGGTTCCAATCCGGGTAAAATGCTTTCATGTGCGCCACAAGCCGCACGTAGATGCGCTCGCGGTCTCTTAATGGCCCCTCGTCAAACAGGCGGTGGCATCGGGGGCAGAGGGTTGCAATGTTCTGCTCAATTCCTCTGCCGCCCTGCGAACGCCGTACCACATGGGCCACCGGCGCGCCTGCGGGAGACCCGCAGATCACGCACTGGTGATTGTCCCGCGCCCATACAACAACCTTCACGGATTGCGGAATGGACGTTGCCTTTGTCATTTTGTGCATCCCCATTCCTCCATCATCCCTGCCAGCTTCTCCTGAGGCAGGGTCTCAATGCCTTGCTCCTGGCAGTCCTGCACCGCCATATCGATCAAATGTGACATTTGCCGGGTGTTGTAGGTGCTGGAGCCGTAATACAAAATCACGTTGGTGCAGCCGGGGATCCTGCTTGCCATGGTATCCGTCTGCCAGCCAAGCCCATTGTGTTCCCACCCGTTCCGCAGCTTTTCCACGGCTGAATCGATCACGCAGACCATTTCATGATTGCCGCCGATCTCTCGGATATACCGTCGGTAGATTTCCGTTTTGGGAATCCGCAGCTTTTCAGCCAGCCGGTCAACCAGAACCCAGAAGTACGCATTCGCGTCGAGGCTCCGCTTCTCCCGGTGTTCCTTGATCTCCACGTCGTAGGCTTGACCCTCTTTCAGTGCGTCAAGCACCTGTCGCGCCTTGTTGGTCTGGACGCACAACCAATCACCGGCGGCATCCATCGTCCAGCGGAACCCTGACGCCTTAACCCGCTCCATAAAGTTCCTCCATCCTCGGCCAATGTCCTGTTTTCAGACATTTCGCCAAATACCGCAGCCGCGGCAAATATGCGTCTCTCACCCACTGAGCGTCATACCGGACTTCGTGGTGTGATAGCCGTCTGCTATCTACTGGTAAAAAGTAGTTCTGCATTTCGGCATCCGTCAGTTGGTACGCCACGATGTAACACGTTTTCCGCTTTCTCCAGAATCCGTAACCGCTGGCAAACATCTCCACTTGGCATTGTTGCCAATATGCCTTGCTGACTTTAAACCCCGGCTTACTGTGTGTCTTGACCTCTATAATCGTCCTTGGAAATTCACCGTCATAGTTCACCCGCAGGCGCAGCCGCGGAATGCGTATCTGCCTGTCCATCTTTGGGACGCAAATGCGCTCCAAAATCCGGTGTTCATAAGCTGTCCCCGCCTGCATAGCGGGGGTATGGAATCGGTTTTCCCGTAATCCCAGCTTCTCCAGCCACCACCTCCGGAAGGTCTCTGTCGCCCAGTTCCCCATGATGGTTGAGGTGTCCGACGCTCCAAACCAGCCGCTCCGATCATGGTTGTGGATCATAACCGGCTCACTGCCTTTTCAAATTTATCAATCGTGGAGAAATAGCCCATCAACTTATTCAGCTCTCTATCCCCGATTCCGATACCACGCAGCAGATCGCTGTGGTCAAGCCCGTTTTGCTCCTTCACGGTAATCAGCCGTTCGATCCGCTCTTTGATCGCCCAAATATTGTGACGGCTCAAATCGTCCTCGCCATCGTCAGCGTCCGATTCTGCCCACAGGTCAAATCCTAATCCGGTGCGGATGGCAACGCCCTTCACAAATGCTCTGGCAAGGGCATTGTTGATCCGCAGCTGGTTCAGAGTGTCAGTGTAAACCACCAGGGATCCATTCAGCAGCGGCGTATCGTATACAAATTCCAAATCGTCAATGTGGATCAACACCCGCACAAACCAGCATTCCGTATCTCGCCCCTTGCTGGTGGACACTTTTGCTTGGGGCCAAAGATAAGTGTGAGTGGTTGGACACTCCACCGGCGCATACCACACATCATTTGCTCCGTTTTCGTGCAGCAGCTTCACACATTTGCCCCAGCTCAAATACGGGACTTTGATTGTCTTGCCGGTTTCGTCTTTGGCATCTCGCGTATCGCATTGTGGACGCACATCGATTTTAATTAACTCGTTAAATGATTTCAGTGCCATTTTCTTCCCTCCTATATCTCGCAAACCGCACGGTCTCGCCGTAGCGGTTCTTCTGTGTGACCGTCTCCACGTCCAGCGCCACGCCGTCCCGCCGCAAGTCAGAGACCCGCGCCGTGAAATTGGCGATGCCGCACTCGCTCATGGCCTCGGCCCGTGTGATACTGCCGTGTTCATCCAGATACTTCAAGATCCGCTCACACTGGTTCATATCAATCCTCCGGGATGTCGATGATCGCGATCCCCATGGCCCGTGCCACGGCTTCCGGATCGCTGTCAACCTCATCCTTGAGCCAATCCTTCGCGCACTCCGGGCAGTAGCACTCGCCGTTGATCAAAAACCCAGGAGCCACATCGTCAAGCGCATTGGGGTTCATGACGATGGAACATCTCGCGCACACCGGATAAATTTTCATTTCCACACATCCCCTCTCTTCCACGCCTTCGTGGCGTTGGATTGCTGGGCGTAACCCGCTGTGATAGCACCGCAGGTGGAACACCGTACATAGTGCTTAAACGGCGCGTCCGTGGACTGCACACGCTCACCGCTGTCCATGCCGCACACCGGGCAGAGATCCAGCGGATTGCGCTCATGCCGATTCTTTCTGTTCATCGCGCACTCACCACCATGTACAAAATGGTGATCAGCAGCAGGGCCAGAAAACTCATAAAGCCAATCCATGCGGAGGCGTCCGCCTTCCGCTGCTCTCTGGTGCGCCGTTCATGCTTTCTCATGCGGGTCCCCTCCTTCAATCAGGTCAACGATTTTGAATACCCAAGTGGCCGCATACGCCACGCCCAGGTTCATAAAAAACAGGTTCCAGCTCATTGTTTGATGTCCCCCTCTTTGGTGTAAACACCGTCAAACTCAAGGCCATGCTCCCTCGACCAGATCTTGCCGAACTCCGTCATGATCTTCACCGGGTCAGGCGGAGACACCCAGATCACCCGGTATTCGATTTTTCGTTTCTTCGCCATTGCCTTTTCCTTTCCCCTGTGCTAAAATAGCCACAGGACACATATCTGAGCCTAAGATTTGTTCCGCCGCCCTGCCCGGTCTGCAACACCGGACGGGGCATTTTTTATACTTCGTCTCATACACTTCTTAGCCGCGCTCATCGATTCCATTGCTGCGCTTTGCCCAGCGTCTCTCTGCCATACCGTTGCTGTTCTTAGCGATACATCACTTCGCTATTCCACCGCCATTCTCATCTAAGCATTTCCTACGCTTTTCTTTGCATTTCTCTTCCTTGGCTTTGCGCTGAATTGCTTCTCTGTGCGTTGCCTTTGCATAGCAAATCACTGCATTTCCGTTGCTACGTCAAGCATTGCTGTGCTACGCCATTCCGCTGCGATTCTGTACTGTTCTGAACCATTCCATTGCATTGCCGTTGCAGCTCAATACCTGTCTATTCCTTTGCAACACCTATCGCCTCTAAGCCCTTCCGCTGCTTTGCCTAACGATTCGTGGCCCTTCCGTAGCCCCTCGATGCAATGCTATTCCGTTGCATATCATTGCTGTGCCCAGCCTCGCCGCGGCACCGCGTAACCCCGCATTTCCGTTGCTTTGCGGAACGAGCCGTGGCCTTTCCTTTGCTGCGCTTCGCCTTGCTGTTCCGTGGCAATGCCTGGCGATGCCCAACCGTTCCGTCGCGTTACTGGAGTTCCTCCCAGGTGAACCGGCCCTTGCCGCTGTTGCGCCACTGACCGATGCCGGAGAAGCGGCCATAGTCCAGCCATTCCCGGACGGCCTTTTCGTGATCGTCGCAAAGGCAGACCACCCGGAACTCGCAAGTAGCGCCTGCGGGGATCTCTTCGCTCATGGCAAGGGAGATGCGCTCGCCCTGGGCCGTCTGCGCTCTCAGGGGGCGCTGGCACTCACCCACGGGGCCGTTGAACTCCAGCGGGATTACGCGAGGCTCCGGGAAGATCAGCTTGTCGATCTCCTTCTTGTAAGCCTTGATCTTCTCTGACGCGGTGCCCTTGACCTTGCGGAGACCGCCGCAGGTATCCTTGAAAAAGCCCTTGATCTGGTAGTCATACAGGAACGGGGTGCCGTCCTCCGTCCGGGGGAACACCGTCATGGCCTTTTCTGCCACGGCATCAGCGCCCAGCGCAGCAACTTCGTCCTCAACGCTTAACGCGTCCGGGGATTTGGAACCGATAAACTCCCGATATACGTCTGGGTTTGCAGGGCTTGTGCCAAGAATGGGTTCCGTAAATGTGATCCGTACCTTAATTTCCTTCATTCCTTTTTCCTCCTGTTATTGCTCACTGCTGGATTCGAACAGTTCTGCCACCGTCACGCCGTACATCCTCGCCAGCTTCTTGTGGTACTTCCGTGCCGGTCGCCAGTCTCCCAGTTCCCAATGCGTCACACAGGACAAGTCCACATTCAGTTTCTTTGCTACCTGTGCACGGGTCAGGTTGGAACGTTCTCGAAGTTCCTTCAATGCCAAGTCATGTGCCCTCCTTTCGGTGTGAGAATTCATTGACTGCGGCAGAAATATGTGGTATGGTAAGCATGGGAGTTAAACTACGCGCTAAATGGCGTACTCTGTTGCAGAGGGGTATTCCATTTAGCAAACGAGTTCGCTTCCAACCGCCCCGAAGTTTGTTGCAGAGACTTCGGGGCGGTTTTTTATCTCTGCCGCAGTCAATGTGAGTTTTCACTTGACAAACGAAACCGCCGCCGCTATCATGTAAGTGTCAGCCAACAAAATATCGTCTATGGAACCCGCAAAAAGGATTTTTCTTTGGGGGTCTGGTTTTTTGTTGTCTCTATGATAACTCACGAGATTATTATAGCTTACATTTTGTGTGTTGTAAAGCCAAACACGACCATTTTGTTGGTTTTTGTGGAATTGCACAAAAATACATCTATTTTTTGGTAGATATGCTTTTAGACATTGACTTAATTCTTGCGCGGCCTAAAGGGCCGAATAACCCGTATGCCTATTATCCAGAACAGTATGAACAAAATTCATCACAAAGCATTATTGCGGCGAACTACAAATATGATTTAACTCGTTTTTCGCAACATGAAGCGGATGTCGTCAGGAAAGTGCTGTCTATCGTTAAAACAAAGTACCCTGCGGAATTTCAGTCTCTTGGGCTTGTGAACGAGGCGTATGTAATAAAGTACAAGCCCCGATACGTACTTTTTGAAATTGCCGTAACAAAATATAGAAATTCGGCATCGGCTTTTGATAAATTCGCGGTTGCTTATGCGTTTGCGAACAAAGGAGCTGATTTTAGGCTTGCTGCAATCGGAGCGTTTGAAGAAGCAATCGGAAAAATACCATTTACTGTTTTAGATAAATTTGCATCGTTAGACTTTACATTTACATGCAATATGTTTTCCAAGTTATACGAGCAAGAGTGGGAATTTGACAACGCCATATTTTGGTTAAAAAAGGCGATTCGCCGTGGTGGATTAAACAGCAAGTATTTCGCTGAGAGAATCAATAAAATAAAGAAAAGAAAAATTGACGTAATCAGGAACAACAAGCACAAGCGGAATAGACGGATATCTGTTGAAAACGAAAAATTTGAGCATGACGTACACGCTGCTGCATTACGATTTATTCAGGAGTAGATATGCCAAAAAGAGATACAGTCCAACCAAACGTAGATTCGATAGCAGAAAAAGTTTCGGCTAAAAGCTGGAGCGAAGCATCATTTTCGAAAATGATCGGGAAACACAAGAGGTGGTTAAGTGAAGTAAGGCGTGGGAAAAATCTCCCATCCCCAGAAGAAGCCGCACGGATATGTCAGCTTCTTAAAGCTACTCCCGACGAAATTTTGTTGCGCGAGGGGGAAACCCCAGAAGCAACCGCAAAGTGCTTAGAGAATATTGAGACGGTGCGGAAACTGGTCGAGGCTGAGGGCATAAAAGAAACCCCCGATCCGAAGATCGAGGGTGTGGACGATAAAATCGCACAGTTTATCCGCTCCGCATCTGCGGATGAATTAACTGAGATTTCACGCTATATTGAATATTTAGAAAGCAAGAGGAATAAGACATGAAACTTGACCCTGACTGTGTCCGAGATTTAATGCTGTTTTGTGAAGATAATACTTACATCAAAACAGAAGAAGTCGGCAATTTTACTTGTGCAAGTTATCATGTTTTATATATCGATTCAATGAGGCTTGTCCCGCCACTGAACAAATACGATACAGGGGCTTTGATTTATCACATCATTCAGCTTTCGGAGAGTGGGTATCTGGCAACAGATTTTCATTTTGATCCCATTACAAACTTCCATCACAACAGTCTGCCGTCTATTTACTATGTCACGCCAAAGGGGCATGAATTTATCGCGGCAATCGAAGGAAAAACGCAATGGGAAAAAACATCAAAATTGCTGCGGTCATTTGGCTCCGTGTCTTTAACGGTGATTGAAACAATCTCAAAAGGGATTGCATCGGCGGCTATCGAACAAATCTTAACTCAAAAGGCGTAACATCATACCCACCATCGATTTCTTTCACGCTTACATGGGCAGCGTGGAATTGCGTATTTTGAGCAGTAACCTGATTGCTGGCACGAATAGCCTGATCCAAACAAGCCGGAAGATATTCTGCCCCATCTGCGGAAAGACCGGATGCGGAGATTGCGTCCATGCAACGATTCACAGCTTCAACCATTTTGGTGTCTCTGTACCATGCAATCATAGCCTCTTTCATTGGCTGTTCCTCCTTCAATAAATCTTAAAAGCTGTACCTTTTCTTCGTATGGGAGCGCCAGGGCGGCAGACAACAACTCTTCCCGGAAGATTTCAATGCCGTCCTCGACACTTATTGTACTCTGATTTACAATATCATACAACATAATGTTTTGCGCTCCTCCTGTTCGTACATTTGTTCGGTTCATGTTCTAAGCATATCATTTATGCCCCAGCGTTTTAATGCGCATTTGCACAAAAATATGCGCGTATATTTTAGCTGTCCGATAATCAGGACACTAAGAAAATAAGAAAGCCCCCGCCGCCTCTGCAACAAACGGCGAGGGCCGGAGGGCAAGCCTTTGGGGGTGTCGGCTTGCCGTAATCAAAGTGTAGCAAAAACAGGGTTGGGTGGGCAAGTCCCAAAGCTTGGTTTTTGGCATTTTCAGCCGTTTAAAAGTTTGTGCCGCCTTTACCCATATTTTGATTTTGGGGGTAAGGAGGCACTTTTTATGACAATTCAGGAAGTTTGTAAGGCGAAACGTAACGCTTTGGGTATGACCATTCAGGACATAGCTGAAGCATCGGGGATTCCGCCGTCTACCGTCAACAATTTCTTTACCCATGCTTCCAAGGCCCCCTATATCTCCACGGTTGGGCCAATATGCGCCGTCCTTGGCGTGTCGCTGGATGAATTTTACGGCATCGGAGATCATCTGACGGCCAGTGAGGAAACGTTGCAAGCGGAAAAGGACGGACTAGAACATCGCCTTGAGAACAAACGGCAGACCATCGGCCTGATGGACACAGAACTGTGCAATCTTTGGCACTCCGTGAAGCTATACAGGTGGATCATACTCGGTTTGTCACTATTGATCATCGGGCTTTTTGCCTGGTGCGTTTGGGTTGACATCCATTGTGCCAACTATGGATTTTGGAGGGGATAACATGTGCCAAAAAATAGTGGTCACTCTACCAAATAATCTACGCATCCGTGTAGCACTGTACATCAGGGTATCGACCGAAGAACAGGCAAAGCACGGCCTGTCCCTGGCGGACCAGCGGGAGGCCCTGATTGCATATGCCGCCGCACACGACATGGAGGTGGTGGGCATTTACGAGGACGCCGGAATCAGCGCCAGAAAGCCGTATAAAAAGCGTCCGGCCTTGATGCGCCTGCTTGATGATTGCCGCGCCGGGAAAATCGACACCATCCTTTTTGTCAAGCTGGATAGGTGGTTTCGGAATGTGGCGGGGTACTACGCCGTGCAAGAGGTTCTCGACAAAAATCATGTGGATTGGCAGGCCATCAGAGAGGACTACGAAACGCGGACTGCATCAGGGCGATTGAAGGTCAATATTATGTTGTCGGTGGCACAGGACGAAGCTGACCGCACATCGGAGCGCATTAAGGCCATCAACGAGGGCAAGAGGGCAAAGGGCCAGCCCACCAACGGGAAAACTCCTATCGGAATCTGCGTGAAGAACCGGCGCTACGACATTGATGAAGAAACCGCAGACGCGGCGCGAGATATGTTCCCAGCCTTTATACGGCTGCAAAGCATCCTTGCTTTAAGGCGGTATATGGCAACGGAGTGGGGGATCAAGCGCTCGTATAACAAATACAAAGATGCTTTGGGGAACCGGCTGTACTTAGGTGAGGCGTTCGGCGTGGAAAACGCATTGCCAGCGCTTGTCGATCAAGAAACCTTTAACCTTGCCGGAAGAATCCTGGAACAGCGAAGCCAGCGGAACGCCAGTGCGGATCGAATATATTTGTTTACCGGGATTCTCCGCTGCCGGGAGTGTGGGAGAAATATGCAGCCGGAGACTGTAAAGAAAGTATACAAGTACTACCGATGCAGAACGCACACACTTGATCCAGCCGACTGTCCGCACATTCTCAGGATCCGGGAAGATGTGCTGGAGGATTACCTTCTGCGGGAATTTGAGGGGATCGCAAAAAAGTATTACTCCAAATCAAAAACCGCAGAAAAAAAGCCGCCCAAAACGGCGGAGCAAATCAAACGGAAAATGCAAAAGCTAAAAGAATTGTATCTGTCGGATTTGATTGAAATCGAAGAATACAAAAAAGACTATACGGACTTGAAACAGCAGCTCGCGGCAATAAACCCGGAGCCTATAAAAGAATTTGACCTTGAAACATTACGGCGAGAGTTGAAGGAATATCCTGATTTAGACCGGCAGGCAAAAAAGGAATTCTGGGTACGCACAATCCAGCGCATCGACGCAGACAATGACGGTGCGTTTTTTGTAACGCCAAGTTAGTCTTATTTTCATGTCGCAACACTAACATTAAAATATAACTAACCCCCCGGCATTTGCCGAGGGGTTAAATTTAGCTTTCCAATTTCCGCATGACGCTATTATAAACCCGCTCGTTGACCACTTTCAAGCTGTCCATCAGCTCGTCCATGACCTCCCACGCACGGGCTGGGTCAACGTTAGATACCGCCCGGAGGAAATCGCTGTCAGGCGCGGGAGCCGCAGAATACGCCTCGATCATGCGAGATTCCCTCACCGGCTCCCGGTTTTGGTTTTGGATGGTATACAGCGCCGCCAGCTTTTCATAGTTTGACCAGCTGGATTCTTCCGTTTCTAACCGCTTGATCCATAGCGCCAATTCTCGCTCGTCAATCATTGGGGCCTACCCCCTTATTCCTCCATCATGTCCATTGCACGGCGCAGGGCATCCTTGATGCGGTCATCGTCGGTTTCACGCATCATATCGTTGATCTGGCTACGCAGATGCTCGGCGGCGTCCGTGCGGCTGTAATGACCTCGGACGTAATGCCTCCGGGCATAGGAGCTGCCACGGCTGTAGCCGCGCATATCATCGTCCAGATAGCGCCCGGAATAGCCTCTCTCGTCCATCGCCTCGATCTTGTCGATGTTCTTGATGGTATCCGTGAGTTTGTGGGCGATGTCCAGATCGCCAGCCCCCAGCTCGCCCTTGCGGATCAGCTCGTCAAGTTCCTTGCAGAGCATATCCCGCAGTTCATACATAGATTTCATTCCCATTGTGTTCTCCTTTCTCAGCAAACTCTGGTAATGATAAGGTTCGCATTGCTCACGTCAATGGCCTCGCCACTAACGTTGCGGATGGACAGCGACGCGCAGCAGCCCTTTGTAACGTCAACGTACTCGGATGCAGCCACGTTAAAAAATGCCCCTGCAACCGTGGGCGTCACCGTCGCAACGGAGGACGGGAGCGGCTCACCGTCAACCGCAATGGCAACGGAGATGGGGCCGGGGGTCCCGCCGGTGCTTACGGCAATATTGCCGATAAAGTCCACCTTATAGCGGACGCGGCACTGGGAGCAGTTACCACGGAGGTTAAACAGGCCGGAACCTGCGCGGTGCGTCACAAGGCCCTTGGTGCAGGGGATCGGTGCTTCCGTAAAAAGCACGTTCTGGTTTGCCGCTACGGTCTGTGCGGCAATGGCAGTGTATTCAGGCATAGAAATCTCCTTTCATAAAATCAGCGGCAGGGCTATTGCCCCGCCGCTTTGGTTTAGTATCGGCATGGGGCCGACCATTTCCTCAACATGGAGGAAAAGCTACGCTATGCAGTTGTCAGCAACCGCATCCGGCAAACTGGTTGCAGCAATAGGGGTTCTGCACCGTGTAGGCCGGAATGGGAGAAGGCCGGAGCTGAGACACCAGATAGCTGTTCTGTGCCGCCTGAGATGCGGCCAGCTTCAAGCCCTGGTTCTCGCTCTGGAGATCCTGCAGCTTGCTCTGGGTCAGGAAATCGAGGATCGCGCGGCTGTTGCTGTTGGCATTGTCGATAATGTCCCGAGTGGCGTTCTGCACCGTGTTCCGGGTATCGCAAGCCTGAGCGGCCATGTCATAGCGCACGCCCTCGATGCTGCGCTGGGTGTTGCAGCAGCACTCAGCGGCCTGCATCTGCATGGCAGTCAACTGTTGCATGAGAGCCGCCTGCTGAGTTGCACGGGAAAGCTCAGCCTGCCCAAAGCCGTTTGCCATTGCCATGTTGGTGCCGTTGATAAGCTGCGCCTGCTGGTAAAATCCGTCGCAAAGGCCCTGATTTACACTGTCGATCTTGCGCTCGACATTGGCAAAATCAGAGGTCAGCACGTAGCCGTCGACCACGCCGCCGTTGCCGTTGTTGCCAAAGCCATTGCCCCAACCACCTGCAAAGATGAACAGGAACAAAACAATGAGCCACCATGCGCCGTTGTCGCCCCAGCCGAAACCGCCATTACCGCCAGTATTGGTGGGTGCCACAGGCATAGTCAGCATGGGAGCGCCGTCAGAGGAAAGAGACATAGAAAAACTCCTTTCAGTTTTTTATTATCAAATCGTGGCCACGATGTTGATTACTTTATAAGCCCTTGAAACTGCTTCGCCATTTCTTGTAGCTGGTTCAACTGGTTCTGAGACATTTTGCCGGACTGCAAAAGTTTCTCGACCTCCGCTTTCGGGTCCCCCTGAAAAGAGGATCGGAACTGGTTGAATTGCTGCATCATCTGTTGAAACCGGCCTACCGGCGTGTTCCCGCCGCCCAAAGCGTTGAAAAAGGGATTACTCATCGTCATCATCCTCCCTGCGCTTCTTTTTGCCCTTTAATTCGCCCACAAGAGCCGCCAGAGCGTCGAACTCTTTTCGGGTGACAAACTCCACGCCCTTTTCTTGCGGAGCTGTACGCGGCGTTTCTGTGCGTTCTACGAGGTCATAAATCGTGAGAGAAGGTTTACCGCTTGCGTCTGCCTGCTTGAGATAGACAGTCGGAGCCGTGCTGTCCCACAGCGCCACGGCGGCGTTGGGCGCAATCATCCAATTGCGGGCCTCCTGCTCACCGCTGACCCACTGGACGCCGCTCTGCGCCACCGGGTTTTGCGGGGCCTGCGGCATCTGGGGTGTCATAGGCTGCATCTGCTGTTGGCGCATCTGCATGAGGTTATCCGGCATGGGCTGCGCATAATAGGGGTTCTGCCATCCGTAAGGTGTGTAAGCCATTTTAGTCATCCTCCTTGACCCAGTAATACAAGATGTTCTCGTTGCTGCTGTCCCAGCTGTCCCAGATCATGCCGTCGCAGACGCAGACCACATGCCCGGATAGCGCCAGAATATAAGTGCCTTTTGGGTGATCCTCCGCAAATTGCCCAACCGTGTAGCAGTCTGGGCAGGTGTCAGGCACGATGTACCGCCGATATCCGATGCTGCGGAGATACCTCCCCCAACAAGCGTTTGCCGACGGCATATCCCCATCCAGATACCCTTGGATACAGAGCCGCAAATAAATTTCGCCCCAATCCTTGCCGGTAGCCTTGACGATTGCCCGCACGGTACAATCCCCCACATTTTTTCCGCAGGGGTTGGGGTTGAAATGGTTATACATACTCCCTCCGGTCATCGTATAAAAGCTCAATCATGCGCACACAGCGTTTCAGCTCCGCCGGATCGGTCTGTGCAACAATATCTCGCGCCAACTCCGCCGGATACCCGCAGGCCAAAAGCCGCTCGTACATTGTGTGCGCCTCCTTTACACTTCTATGATACAAAAAATCCGGACAGCCAAACTGCCCGGAAACTGCCTGTATTCTGCCCTCAAACTGCCCAAAGAAAAGCCGTGTCCGAATCGGACACGGCTTTCTTTTTACCCCTGCATATCATCCGCGATCTTGGCGTAGGCACGCCGCCGGATCTTGGCGAGGCCGTCCACGCTGACGTGGAGCAGCGCCGCCGCCTGTAGGCAGCTCTGGCCGTGGACGTCCACCGCCAGCACCGCCGCCTCCTCGTCAGGCGGCAAGCCTACCAGCCGGACGGCCTGCGCCGCCCGGGCCGGGGCCATCGATGACAACAGCGCCCGGATCTCTCGGTTTGTTTTTTCCATGGGTTTTCCAGACTTGCAGAGCGCGGATTAACCGCGTGGATGTTGTTGCCATCTTCTGGCCCTCCTTTCAGATGTTTAGCCTGTCCAGTCGGAGCGTTTCTCCCGGACGTCGATGTGGGTAAAGCCCTTCTTGGCGTAGACGCCCACGCCACCCCAATCGAGCATCAGCGTCCGGGCGAAGGTTGCCACCGTCTCCGGCTTCTGGCCGCTGACGGAAATATCCGCCGCCATGCCGTAGCAGTGCTGGCTGTGGGCCGCGCCGTTCACCCTGGCATTGTACTGCGGCGTGCGGTAGGCGCTGTGGATGACCACCGGAGCGCAAAAATGGGAACGAATGGTTTCCAACACCATCACCAGCCGGGGAGCCACCAAAACAGCGTCAGATCCGTCTCCACACGCAAACTCCCGCACCTTAAAATGGGCGGAGAGCTGCTTGCCCCCGGAGGCGGCTTTGCTGTAAGCGTGGATCTCAACCATGATTATCCCTCCAGATCTGATACAGCGCCCGGACCATGTCGGCGCGGGTCACGGTCTCCCCGGCGTTGGCGTCCGTCAGCAGGCCGTGAGCCTTGCCCCATGCCAGCGCCGGTTCCTCCGGATTGACTGGGGCCGGGGTAGGAGCCGGGGTAGGAGCCGGGGTAGCCGCCTTCCACTCCCAAAACAGCAGCAGCGTGGGCACCTTCCGGGTGCTGTCCACCGTCCCGCCAGGGAAAATGCCCTGCGTGGAGCCGCCGCCGTCCAGCATCAGGGCGTCCACCACGCCCAGCCCCAGCAGCTTGTTCTGGAGCTGCTCACGGGTTAGGCTGGCCTTGTCGCACCACAGCACCACCTTGCCGTTGGCCAGCCAGCCCACCGCCGTCCGGGCGGCAGGCCGGGCCACGTCCGGCGTCAGCTCCCGGTACAGCTTGGCGCCGCCCTTGAGGATCGGGACGCCTGAGAGAAAGGATCCCCACCGGTCCGTCAGCATCTTCGGAAGTCCGTCGGAGCCGATAGACACGCCCCAGTCCTGGTATTTGTCCCGGCTGATAATCTTACCGTCAATCACCGTCCAGCCCACCGGCTGAAACTTGCCGTTGAACAGGTAGCCGTTGATAATGTGGGTGCAGCCGGTCTTGGCCTTGATCTGCGCCGGGGTCAGCTTGGCGGTGTTGTGGTAGATCTGCGCTCTCGCGCAATCAAACGTATCAACCATGGCGCACACGGGAAGCCTTGATGAAGTAGCCGTCCTCGTCATAAGTCACCTCATAGGTGGCTCCGACGATCTGCTGGATCTGGACGGTGCCCGCCAGATCCTCCCGGCGACGGGTATCCAGCGTCTGAGGGAGCGCTTCCGGCTCGGTCTCAGCCGGAATAAAGCCCTCCCGCATTTCGTCCTCGGTCCAACCAGCCACGCCGCCGTCAGGATTCAGGTGGAAGTTGGCCCCCGCCGCTTTCAGTTCGGCGTTGATGGCCTCGATGGTCTTACCGGTGGCCTTGCCCTCGTTGATGATGTTCTCGTAGATCTTTTCCATGGTATGTACCCCTTTCAAATTTACGGTTGATTTTTCAACCGGTTTTAACTGTTCTTGTCCTCTTTGACCCGCTGGGTGCCGAAATAGAATGCGATGACCGTGGTAAAGATGGTCAAAAATTCCGTCCCGGAAATGTCACCCCGCAGAGCCAGCACCGCGAAGATCACCGTCAGGGTGATGGTCACGAGGCTTTTCACCGCAAGCAGATTGCCCAGCCGTTTCTTGATGTTTTCCATAATGTTCTCCTTTCACTCTTTTCGGATCGGCAGCTCGCCGACCTCGGACATAATGATTTTCAGGTGTCCGTTGCCGCCAAGAGATTTGTACGCCTGGTGCATTTCGTCCAGCGTTTCCCTGTCCGACAGGCTGACGCTGCCGTCGGAGATGTACTTCTGGCCCAGATAGCGCACCCGGTCGATGAGCAGCACCTTCAGCGCGTCCACGATGGCGTCCCGCTTGTCATCCTTGGTCCATTTCCGCTGGAGGATCGCAAGGATGATGGCAGTCACGCCGGAGCCGGTGGCGGCAGTTAATACGATCTGTAGAATTTCCATTCTACACCCCCTTAAAAAGTTGCAGTTTTTAGGGTAAAATCCGACTTGGTTTCGTGCAGGTTAAAATTCAGGCCATTGTCGCTCACAAATTGGGCACACCTGACGGCCTTCCGGGATAATAGCTCCGCAGCAAATACAGTATTCCATAAACTCATCTAACAAACGCATTTCCTTGGATAATTGCGCCACCAGTATTCCGGGTGTTATAGGAGCTTCCTATTTTCAGAGGCATATCATCCGAAAGCATTACCAAACCGCCCCAATAGGTATACACGCCGATATTGTTTCCGCTATAATCTGTTTCTTTTCCACCCGCAATGCCAATAAACCCACTCTGGAAGGTATTGAGCACAATATCCAAATTGTGAAATGCACAGCTCAATAGCGTCACAGATCCCTGCTCAAGAGTGGTAACGCCTCTACCAATTTTCTCTCCGCTTGATGAAACGTAACCGGTCACAGAACATTCTTGAGCCTTGACCGTACTCCCGGAACAAATAATACAAGCGTTGGTGCTTGGCGATTCTGCGTTAAGTTCCCATTTCAGCTTTTCCATATTTACAGGAACATGGCAATTAGTAATTTCTATGTTTTTTGTGAAAACACAATCGCCCAAATTGGCTGCACGGAGAATGATGCTTCCGCAACCGTAGAAGTCTTTTATATAAACGATCTGTGAATGCGTTCCGCTGAGAGTGATAACATGATTCTCAGTCAGCAGGCGGGGGAGGGCGTCAAGGTATGCCTGCAATTCCGATGCGTTCAGGCTTTTAGACACGCTCCCTATATTTTTTGTGCTGATTGCATCCACACCAATATTGGTTTGCGCCTGCGCCTTCTGCACGTCGGTGAGGCTCTGGGCCGCATCGTAGCGGACAAAATTGCTGGAGCCTCCAACAGGGCCTTCCGGGCCTTGCTTGCCCTCAGGCCCCTGCTTCCCCTCGGGGCCTTGGATACCCTGCTTGCCCTGCGGGCCTTGCAGGTTGCCGTTGGCCACCCACTTGCCGTGGACGGAATCCCAGATGTAGATGTTGTACGGAGGCGCGGTGCCCACGCCGTACACGTCACCGGCCTTGGGATTTGGGACGGCTGCCTTGAGTGCGTCCAGCGTATCAAAGTAGCCCAGAATGGCGAAGCTGGAACCGGCTTCGCCGGGATCGCCCTGGTCGCCCTTTTTGCCGGGAGGGCCAATGGGACCTTTAATGGACGTCAGGGTGTTCAACGTGAAGGCGTACACCCAGTTGGCCGTGCCTTTAATGTACACCTTGCCGTAGTCCGCGGAGGACGTGCTGTCCGGCAGGATCAGGACGAACTGGCCGCGCTGGACGTCGGTGCCGGTGAAGTCCTGGTTCATCTCGGTCACGCTCTTGTACTCCTTTGTAATGCCGATAGGCACACCGGCGGACGCCAGCCGCGCGTCGATCTCCTCGCCGGAGTAGGCGGATGTGTAGTAGTCTTGGATCCTGGAAAAAATTTCCTCCAAGACTGCAACTCTCTGTTCAAGCGTCATTGAAATCACCTCACACGATGAAAAGTTTGTTCAGGCGGTCAAAGAACAGCCCGCCGCCCTTCTGTACCAGCGGCCCTGCTTTGGCTTGCCCGAATTTGCGGTAGTACAAAATAACACAGCCGTCCGCGCTTGGGCCGCCCGGGCCGCCTAAACCGCCGGACCCGGGAGTGCCGGGGGTAATGGTGCCGTTTCCGTTCTTCACGGCAATGCCGCCGGAGCCTGCGCCGCCGCCTCCGTAGCCGCCACGTCCGCCCCTGCCGTACCGCTTCGGCTTGGAGGGGGTGAGCGTGGCCGTCATGCCGTCCGCACCGGAGCCGCCGGTCACATCAACGGTTGTCTCGCCCGGCAGGCCGCGTCCGGAGGATCCGGCTTTGCCGTTGGCTCCCGCCGCCGGGCCGCCGCCCAGACCGGAGCTGTACCAGCCGTAACTGCGCGGAGTGCCTGTTGATGCGATTCTGGTCATGCTGACTTTCCCCTCGCTGCCAGCCACAGGGCCGGGGGTAAATGCGTTCCCGTCCTCGTCATAAGCAATCGTGCCATTGACGTATTTCTGAACGCTATCATCTGTGTACTCACTCACAGCCGGATCGCGGCCAGCACCGTTTCCACCAGGGAGGCCGTCCTCGCCGATGCCGCCGAACTGCTCCCCGGTGATGGGATCCGTGAAGCCAAAATCGGGAGCAGACGCGCCCGCCGTAGTCATGCCGTGGAACAACGTATCCGTGCCGTCTGTACCGGGGAGGTCGTCCGGGCTGAATTCGGCGCCCTTGCCGCTTTTTCCGCAGGCATAGGCAAGGCTTTTCAACTGGGACACATCGAGATCGCCCTCTACGATCCTGCCGCCCATTCCGCCCTTGCCGCCGGGGCCGCCCTTGCCGCCCAGCGCCAACGCGTAGCCGTCTACCCGATCCTCAAAAACCGGGTTTGTCCACGAGAACTTAGGCCCCGATTGGGTATCCTCGCCCTTTTCGCCGCAGCGGCCGCCCTGCCCGGCGGAGATCATCACATAGTGGATCGTTGTGGTGCCTTCCGGGATATTAAACTCGCCGGAGCCGGTGAGGACTACCCGCTCGTCCAGATACTCCGCCGCCTCCGGCTGCGCCGGGGTGAAGCCCACCAGTGCTTCCATGCTGCTTTTAAGCGTTGCGCTCATGGTGGTGTCCAGAGACTGGATACACGCAGAAACCATTTTCTTGTCATACGGATGATATACGCTCACAACATGGCCCGGTTTCTCATGTCCGCTTACAATGTCATTGGTGATAGTTTCGCGGCATCGGTAATAGTCTGCAAGACGCTTCGCCACGGCGTAAGAATTCACCAGAGATACCAGTGTGGCGTCTGTAACTGATTTAATGTTTTCTACAGCGCCAGCCGTCACAGGCTGCGTGATTAGGCGGGTGTTGTGGATATACGCCTTGCCGGTCAGCGCGCCAGTGCCAGCGGAAATCTTGGCGTAGTTCGCGCCGCTTTCCAAGATTGTGAATCCAGTCGCAGAGAGGGAGTGCATCGGCTCGGAGAATGTGATGATATCGCCATTCTGCGCCGTGCCGGAGAATAGCTCCTTTACCTCTGTTCCCGCAACGTATTGATGCTCCGTTACCGTCACGGCAGAGATGGGTGAATCGTATTTCACGGTCCCCCCGGTGTAAGAACGGTCGACATCAATCAACGATGCTGTACCGTCCCACAAGGGTTCAATTCTCAAAACACCGTTCAGGTCTGTGCGGAGATAGGCTCCAATGGCGAAAAGCACTTGTGCGAGGTTGTCTCGTGCAGAGCGTTCTTTCCCATCCGCATAAGGAAGCCAGCCGTAAAGTTTAACTCCGGCATATACACTTTTTATCAGCGAAGGGATGTTGCCGCAGATTTCTTTTACAACATCTTCCACGGTCTGTCCTGTGTAAATGCCGCCAGTATGCACCATTCCGGTAAGTGCGCCCATAGGGGACCGCCCTGTAAGTTGATAAGTGACAGGCCCGATACGGGAAACGCCGCTGCTTACAAACCTTGCTTTGATTTCGCCGCCTCTGTAAACAATGATGGGGGTGTTATTGGGGAGTGCAGAAAGCTGTGCGCCTATTGTTGTGGTGCAAACTTCTACGCTGACCGTATCAAACGAAAGGCTGCTTTCATCCAATGCAACTTCTTGAAAAGATGAGCAGTAGTCTAAGCGCATATCATCCTTAGATGCATCCCGGTCGAACTGGTAGGGGCCGATCATGATATAATCCATACGCCCTCCTTACCGCGTGATTTGCGGTGCGATTGGGATGAAATGGATTTCAATTTCTCCCCAATAATTGATCCCGTTTTCAACTTTTTCAATATCGTGCGATGCGCTGGTGTAGTATGCGCGATAGGAAATAGTTGTGTTGCCGTCCGCAGCTTCAAGCAAAACGGAATCGTCAATGGAATGGGCTTTGAGATAATTCCAGAACGCATCATAGCTTCTGTAATCGTCCCCCCTGCGGAAAACAGTCACCTTATGCCCAATGTACGTTCCCAAAACGTCGCGGATCATCCGGCCTGTGTCTTTCGATCTCCCAGCGTTCTCCCCATCGAGAACGCTGAAATTTTCGTTGTACTTGGAGATCGCGACATTCACATCAAATGAAGTCCCGTTAATTTTGATGTAATTCATATAAACCGCCTTTAGGTCACTTTAATACCGACGCGCTGCGTCTGGTCCTTGTTCAACTTGAAGATGATGCGGCCCAATTCTTGTTCGCCAATCTTGAGAATGGCCGTCTGATTGCCGCCGCCATACTGAGCCATGCCACGGGCCACCGCTGCCTCGATGGCAGATTCAGGGGCTTCAATGTTGTTCCCCTGCTTCTGGTCACCCAGCACCGCCAAAAACTCACGGTTCGGGGGAATCACTGCGCCGGTCGCCAAACGGGGAACGGATGCGGAATTGATGGCAGGTGTGCGGACGTTACTGCCGCCTGTAAATGCATTTTTGATGCTCCCCATTGCATTAGAAGCCCAAGATTTCACGCTTTCAAACGCTGACTTCAAACCATTGAGCAACCCATCAATAATGTTTTTGCCAAGGTCTTGCCAATATTCAACGGTGAAATACTTTGCAACACTTGATTGCCACCAGGCTTTGATACCTTCCCACGTTTCGCTTAATTTTTCTTTCAGATAGTCCCAGTTGAGTGCCACCACAGAGCCAAGTCCAGCCGCTCCGGTTACGATCATTCCTAAACCGAGAGGGATACCAACTCCGGTAAACACAAGGATTACGCCCAAGACAAGCAAAGCGCCGCTTATCATAGCCGTGATTGCTCCGATGGGGCCACCCAGCAGATTTGTTATTGTATCCCAGTTTGCAATCACCGTTGCCGCAAGACCGGCAGCACCGGCAATAAGCAAGCCGATTCCGAGAGGAAGTGCGGCTCCGCTGAATACTAAGACTGCGCCGATAACCAATAGTGCGCTGCTAACCACGGCAACAACGCCGCCAATAGCACCTTGCAGCAAGGTTTTAATTGTATCCCAATTCGCCGCAACCGTAGTCGCAAGCCCAATTGCACCGGCAACCATCAATCCTAAACCGAGTGGGACGCTTGCACCGCTAAACGCCAAGATTGCACCCAATACAAGCAATGCGCCTGAAAGCAGCCCCACAACTGCTCCAACAGGCCCTTGCAACGCCTCTTTGATCGTATCCCAATTTGCCGCAATGACCGTCGCCATCCCAGCAGCACCAACAGCCATCAGTGCAAGGCCAAGGGGGATATTTGTGCCGGAAAACAAAATCACTGCACCAATTACGAGTAGCGCAAAACTCAAAAGCGCAACAACGGCTCCGATTGGGCCTTGCAACATCTTTTTAACAGTATCCCAATTAGCTGCGATAACAGACGCAAGCCCAATTGCACCGGCAACCATCAATCCTAAGCCCAATGGGATGTTTGCTCCGGAGAACAAAATAATTGCGCCGATTGCAAGCAACGCAACTGACAGGATTGCAGTAACAACTCCGATTGGGCCTTGCAGCATCTTTGCGATTGCTCCCCAGTCTGTCTTTACAGCGCCCCAGATTGCCGCAGCGCCTAAAGCCATTAGGGTAATGCCAACCGGAATATTAGCGCCGGAAAATGTTAAAATTGCGCCGATGGCAAGAAGAAGCGCACCGGTAAACAGTTCCATGATCGCACTAAGTTGATCGTTAATTCCCGTTGCAAAATCCGGCCCATTTTTGGCTTTGTCATCGTTTCCGGAAAGCTTATTGATTTCGTCAAAAGATGCTAAAGATTTACTTGTTTTCTTTGCGGCTTTCCCTGTTTTATCCATTGCACTGCTTTCTTCATACAGATTCTCAGCAGCTTCCGCAGATGCTTCTGCCGTTGTCCCAAATATTTTTGAAACAAGGTCGGAAATTGTATTGACTATACGTGTCAACACATTTACAAAAACAGTAAATGCCGGGATAAGTACATTTAAAATGGGTTGCGCCAAAATCATCAAAGCACCTTTTAGTTTTGAAACTGCTTTCATGGCTTTTTCATTTGTTTGAATGGCACTCCACATATAGTCTTTTAATGCACGAAGCGCTTTTGTAATAAGCGTAAAAACAAAAACGCGCCGAGCAAGACCCTTGATGCGGTTGGTGAATTTGTCCATCTGCTTTGCCGCTTCTTGGGCTGCGGGTGACATTCCCTGCGTATGTCTTTTTGCCCCGGCAAGTTGTGCGGAAAGTTCTCCCGCTCGTGTGCTCATTCGTTCAAGGCTTCGGGTATCTTTTCCAATGGACGCATCCATGGTCTCAACCTTTTTTTGCACACCATCCCATTCTTTTTGCAATGATGCTACTGTCCGCTCTTGATCTTTTATAGAGCTGGATGTAAAAAACGCATCGCCGCTTTTCATGTAGTCCAGCTTCGCCTTTGCGTCATCGAGAATAGCCCCTAATTGTTTTGATTGCTCAACCAGCGGCATCTGCTCTTGTTTTTTATCGCTGATTTTTTCATTGAGCGCATCGATTTTTTTTGTTAGCCTGTTTAATTCCGTTTGCGCCTGCTTGTCATCAACATCAGCTTTGATAACAACGGAACCATCTGCCATGCAATCACCCTCTTTCTCTGTTGCTTGAAATGTGCAATTTTATATGTTATATTGAATGAAACAATTGTTAAGGAGTGATATAATGAGCCTTTTTAGCAAAAAACCAAGCAAAATTAAGTCCGCAAAGCTCCTTGGCGTTAGACAAGCGGAAGAAACTTTGTTGTTTCATACCTCAAACTTTTCTCTTTATAGTTTTTTTGTCGAATATGCAGACGGGGCTACCGCTGTAATTGAATGTACGCCAACTCCCCCCACAGGAAACAAGAAAAAGGAAAAAGAATTGTTTGATAAGTTAATTGCAATTTCAAACCAAACAAGCCAGAACAAAAGTGATGATACTCAAACAAGCGGGTCAATTTTGGACGAATTGCAAAAACTAAAAGATTTGCACGATTCTGGTATAATACCAGATGAATTATTCCAAAAGAGATCGGAATCTTTAGTGGAGAAAATGTCTAATTTGGTAAATGCCAATAGTTCAAACTCGCCAAACTTTTATGTGGAATGTGAACGCCCTCGTTCAGTTATGGAGGGGAAATCAATTTTAATTATTGATGGAGAAAAAACCGGGTATAATTTGGACGCGCCCGTTTCTCTACGTCTCGATTTTGGTTTCCACACAATTTCGATTGCTCGCGGATGCGTTTCAAGCCAAAAATTCAAACTGAATGTTTGCAAGTCAAAAACATATAAATTGACTTTTTACCCCAAAACAGTCAGCATTGATGCAGAATTGGCAGAAAAATAAGCCACCAATCAGCCGCCCTCTCCGGAGGGCGGTTTTCATATCCATTTGCTGATAACGTCCTCGTCCTGTTCCGTATACTGCCGCTTGAAGTCAACCAAGTGCCGGTTCTGCTTGTAAAACTCCTGTTCGCTTTTATCCAGTTTCTTCCCCTTTGCCTTTTTATTGCGAATCCCCACAACCTGGGCAAAGGTGCAATCCCCAATTTCCTGATACGCGGATACCCACGTCCACCAGTGCAGATACTCAACGGATCTGACTTCTTGTCCCAGAACGCGGTTGACTGGGGCAACGATCAGGGGAAAGTCCTGCTGCCAATCCATCAACTTCGGCCCACGCTTTTCCTCACGCTGCTCTTCGCCGCAGTTGATAAATTTTGCGCATTGCTTGATCGCTTCCTCGTAGTCGCTTTGCGGCATTTCCGCAAAGTCTGGATAGAAAATGTCAAGCATGGCCTCGGCCTTTTCTTCCTCCGACAACTCAGCGTCAGACAGTGCCTCAATAATCGTCAGGATATCGCGATAGTCAGAGCGTATCTGGTACTCAGTGCCGTTTACCTCTACGGCAGTCGGCAGATCGTACCTCATTTGTGGTACTTCTTCGTATACTTGCTCACGCGGGGGTTGGTGGCTTTCTGCTCACGGGCAAAGGTGGTGTCAACCTCATCCATGATAGCAAGCATCAGGTTCGCCCACACAGGCAGGCCGTCCGCCAGCGCATATACGTTCATCTCGCCAAACAGGGCAGAGCAAATGTCAAAGCCGAACACATCGTTGATGATCTCGCGCATTTCCTCGTCCATCTTCCGGGCGGTTTCAAAAACTTCCCGCTTGTTGGCGGTCTTTTCCACCTCTGCCTTGTACGCATCCTGCTTCTTGTCGAGGATATCAAAGGCATTAAACAGCTTTTCCACAAAGGCGCTGTCGGTGGGGTTAAAAGAGAATTCGCATTTTCCGTTGATGTTGTAGGTAACTAAACCGGTATCGAAAATCAGGTCTTTCATAATAGCCTCCGAAATTGGGGCGGGTTTGCGCCCGCCCCTTTGTTTTTAAGCCCCGGCCGTAAAGGTCACACCACTGGTATCCTTGGTAATGGTGCCCAGCGTACGATTGCCGCCGTAGGTGATCTCACTCGTGATGTTGAGCGTACCGCCGCCGTCACCGCCGATGCCCGTCACGGCAATAGCACAGGAATCATACCGCTCGGCAAACTTCGCTTCGCCGGACGTAGCGTAGAAGTGGCCAATCATCATATCCTGATTGGCAAGAGCCTGCGCGTCATGATCCTTGACGGCAAGGTTCCACATCTTCACCGCAGCAGCGTCACCAGCATCCAGAGGGATGGGATCAAAGGTCTGGGAAATAACGGGCTTCTTCATGGTGGTGAAAGTGTTGCCCAGGATGTCCTGTTTGCTCTCCTGACCCCAGTCCATCTCTTCGCTGGAATCCTCCACACGCTTACCGATGGCGCTCCAAATGGGAGCTTCCTTAGAGCCGGTATTCAGATACGCGATCAAAAGCTCGCGGTCAATGGTCTGACCTTCGGGCGTCGCAAAAGTTAAATCTGCCATTATACATTCACCTCGTAAATCAGTTTTAGCGGGACCATGTAGTCCTCGTATTGGTCGCTTGTCGCGCCGAGATACGATGCAAACGCAGACGTCTCAACGCGGAGGGCGCGCCTGCCCTCTCCAATGTCCGGTCGCTGCATCTGCGCCCAGTCCGCAAATTTGTTCAGCACTTCAACCGCCTTCAAGCGTGTATCGTCGCTCTTGCCGGGTGGTGCGATCTGGTAGTGGATTTCAAACGAATACTCCGCCTGATAGCCGCCGCAGATATACTTCTTGGTGATAACGGCACCCTGAACGGAGGAAAGCGCCATGCCTACCGTTTTTGCCGCGAAATACTCGTATTTGATCAGATCCACATTCTCCGGAATACCGGGAAAGCGGTTCGCCCAAATCAGCATCAGGCGGTCAAGGTCTGCCTTTTCGCTGCTGGATGCCAGCATTACAGGTTTTTCTTTAGAGATCACGCTTCACCGCCTTTTCTGCTACACGCACCCACTTCTCCATGTTCTGTGCCTTGGATGCTTCAAACCAATGGGAGCAGGTCCCGGTTCTGTGGAAAATCAAATCCTTTTCCGGCACCGCCGGAACCTTCGTAACGCCTTTCCGCGCATAAGAGCTTCCGGTCAGCGGGTCAACGTACAGTTTGCCGTAGTACAGATATCTGGCATACGGCCCTGGATAAACAACCGTGTTGCCCGTTACCTTTGTACGCGTCCTCAGAGAGCCTGTGAGCATAGGAACGAACGGAGCGGTATCTTTTGCGACCTGCACCGCCAGAACGTGTTCTGCGCGATCACAGCCCTTGGAAACGGCCTCTTTTACAGCGTCCATGCCGTCCGTCTGAACGGAAAATTTCAACGCCATATCACACGCCTCCGACCTGCCAGTGCTGCATATCAACGCTGCCGAAATCCTTTTCGTCAACCTTGGTCACGGTGTAGCAGTTGTCCTGAGCCAGCGCCACAGTTTCATTGTCCGTCACAAACTCGCCTTTGATGAAAAACGTTGTCCCGCCATTGCCTTTGACAGAAAGCGTCCACAGATCGGTTTTGTCCTCTGCGGCGTAAAACCGCTGCGGACCGACATAGGCTTTCACCTTGCCGGTAAAGCCGTCCACAGCTTCCACGCCAAACGGGATGTAGAGGTCAACTGCATCAGCCCCGGCAAGACCGCTCTCGCGCACGTTAACCGCCTTAGACGCTTGCAGCATCACGCCACGAAGTACGGTCACATACAGCTTTTGCGTTTCCTGAAACGTCTCCTTGTCGGTTTCTTTGACCGGATTGTAGATCGTTACAGTGTGGGGAGCGTACATGATCCGCACCCCCTCCCTCGGTACAGCAAGCCAGTATGGGCGAGATACTCCATGCAGGTCTCTGCAAGCAGCTTTCTTGCTCCATCCGTAGCGTTCAGTGCGGAAACGGCAGATTCGCCGCCGGTCGCAAGTGTGCGGGAATAACCGCCCACCGTTTCACTTTTGACTTCTGCGTCATTAGCGGCAGCAGTCGCAAGGTTCTTCATTGCAAGCGCCTGCGCGGCTTCGATAACCGCGTACTTGTCAACCAGCGCACAGCAGCACATCTTTACCGCATCCAGATCCACGTTGTCCTTGGCTCGGTTCTGCGTGAAATAATCGAGGAAGGAGCTGGCCCGGACAGCCAGACGCGGAAAATCTCCACTGCTTACAGTGCCCATATAGACACCGGAGTAGTATGTGTAATCAGCGTATGTCAATTGGGTCAGCTCCTTTCAAATCAGCCAGAAACAGTGACAGTGGCAGTGCCGGTCTTTGTGCCGTCCTGCTTGGACTTGGCGGTAACGGTAATACTGCCCTTGGTTTCGGCAGCGGAGACAGTCAGGACGCCCTCATCACTGATTTTGCTCTTGGTTCCATCCTGAGACCATTCAACCTCGCCGTTGATGATGCCCTCACCGTCAACCTTGGCGGTAAACAGCTTGCTTTCGCCCTTCTTTACGGTGGCGGTAGCAGGGGACACAGCAACGGTGGAAATAGCACCGCCCTTGCCGTAAACGGAGAAGGGGAACGGGTTCACCTTTTCTGCGTTGTAAGCGTTGATGGGGTTTGCAATCTCCCAGCCAAGACGCATAACAGCGCGCAGTGCAACCATATCGTTCTGCATGAGGTTGTAGACGATGTCCTTCGTGGCGGGGTCCTGGATAACGCCCTCGGTGAACACCTTGAAGGTCATATCCTGGCGGATGGCATAGACGAGCTGGCTCCAATCGCCGACGATCATCTGTGCTTGCGCAGGGTCGAACGCGCCGTTCATGGGGAAGTACATATCCATGCCATCAAGGCCGTATCTGGTAGCACCCTGCATATCGGTCTTGAAGATGGGCTGGCCAGTGGTGTCTTTCAGGCCACGCAGCTTGCCGCGCATCTGAATAGCGGACATCACGCCGTTGGGGTTGAAGCCGTCCAGTTCAACCTTGGAAATCAAGCCGCCTTCTCCCATGATGTCGGAGTAAATGTCAGAGCTGACAGGAACACCATTGCCCGCAGCAATAGCAGAGGGCACAACGCCATCACGCCAGGTGCTGGGCTTGTTCGTGCCAAACAGCATAGCGCCGTCAATGACCTTGCCGAAAGCTTCGGTCAAGCGGGGCTTAACCTCGCCCCAGATGTCATAGTCGGCGTCATCGAGTGCGGCCTCGGGGATGGGTACGATAACTGCGATTTCCTCGGCATACAGTTTCTTCTTGTCCCATGCCATCTTAGTGGTCTGCTTGAATGCCTCACCAGCTCCGCTGTCAGAAGCTTCGCCATTGACAAAGTACGCGGAGGGAAGTGCGTCAAGCACGTTGATGGTCTGCGTCTTGCTGGACATATTTGCCAGTCTGCGGCCCATGCGCAGAACGGCAGATTCAGCGATAGCGCCCTGCATGATCTCGCGGGTTACGGGTTCCGGGATCAGGCCAGAAAGTGCGGAACGATCAATACTTGCCATGTTATATTCTCCTTTTTGTTACTTGAGTGCGCCGCGAATCAGATTGTTCATCGCGGCATTGGTGTCAGTTTTCTTTTCACCGCCGCCAACGGCAGCGGACCAGTCAATTTTTACGCCATCCTGAAACGCGGACGGATCGGCGCTGACTTGTTCCTCGTGCCATTTGTCAAACCCATCAAGCGCGCCGTCTTTGATCTCAAGATGCTTTGCTTTCAGGTCTGCCAAATACGCCTTCTCGGCAGCTTTAGAGCTAAACTTCACGCCTTTCTCAGAAAGCGTTTTACGGATAACGTCTGCGTAGTCATAATCGGCAATCTTGGACTTGTAGCCCTCGATCTCCTTTTTGAGTGCGTCCGTTTCCGCGTTGCCGTTTGCTAAAAACTGCTTGTTTTTTTCCACTTCCGCGTCCAGCTTGCTCTGAACAGTCGAAAGCGCCTTTGTGATTCGCCTGTCGAACTCCGCCTTATAGGTGGGGTCAGCCAGTATTTCATCAAAAGTCTTAATTTCGTCTGCCATTTTTTATTCTCCTTTATTCCACAGCGTCATTCCCCACTGCGTATTACAACAAAAGAGCCAACCACCGAGAAAACCTCAGTCGTTGGCTCCTATTGCCCTTTCCCGTGCCCAATTACGCGGGAGTTGAATATTTGATTGTTTTCTTAACCTCTAACACGATGTACCCGTCACCCTTGCGCCGGATCTCCGCGTCATTGCCGCGCCGGATAATAGCCTCGATGGCCTGCATCAATTTATCATCCATTAGCCTACCCCGATTTCTTTCAAATATGCTTCATACTCATAGGGGACGCCAATGTCATAATTCTTGTAGTAATGCAGGAACTCATACGGGAAGGTGAATTTACCGTCCCAAAACATACCTGCGTGAAGTTCTTCGCCAGTAAACATATCAGAACTGGGCAGCGATGTCAGCCCGGCATCGAGGGAGGAAATGTGGCTTAAAATCGCTTCTTTTGGGATACTATTTTTGTATTTCTTATAGTCTTCAAAATTCTCAATAGAATTCTTGTATGGCAATCCTTTAAAAAAGCCGAAATCCATGTCACTTTCTCCTTCCTCTTTGATTTGGGGTAAACGGCAAAATATTTCCTTCCCCATGTGTTCCTACTTTCAGTACGCCAGCACCGGAAATAAAAAGCACATCGTCTGGGGCTTTCACTTCAACGCCAAGTGCATTTGCCAGCTCTTCTGCAAAGCAATAATCGTTTTCCATGCGTGCGCCTGTGCAGCAAGATAGCAAACGAACTTTCTGGCCATTCCACCCTTTACTATGCCGAATGACTGCGGCAAGTAAGCGCGGTGACATATTGAGTTCTTTTGTTCCAAATCCGACTGCCGTCTGGCTTCCGTGCATAGCGACGTCAAAATACGTTTTAAGAGGTTTTACCCTTTTAACGTTTTCATTCAGCGGGTCACCGTCCGGGAAGCACGCAATGCCATTTTCCAGCTTCATTGTACGTCTTTTCACAATAGAATTCAAGTTATCTCTTGCGTCTGCGCCGAAAAACTTAAGAGTGTCGCTATCGTCTTTAGCGT